TCCCCGACTAACCAGCGCTTTCTGTGCTATTAGTGGGGTGGGCCAGCGCAGCGTCAACTGCCTGACCCGTGACCAGATCCACCATTACTGGACCCGATGACGCAAGCTTATGCGGCAGGCCCTGACCTGCCGACCCTTCACGACGCCTGGTGCATGTTCCTGCAAGAGCGCAGCATTTCGCTCTCGCCTACCAGCCTTTGCACCGACTACGCCCAAGTGACCAAATGGCTGGGTCGCTGCCCAGTGCAAGACCTGAGGCAAGGCCGCCAAGTGCTGCTTTGGGTGCTAAGTCAGCAGCCGGTCAAAGCCGCTAGACGCGTGACCATGTTCGTGCGCTCCATGTACCGCTGGGCTGCAGCCGAGGATGTTGCCCTACTGGAGCGCAATCCGGTCGCCAATTTCAGGATGCCTAAGGCACCCCAAAAGGATCACGAAGTTACCGTCATCCCGAGAGACGAGATCCAGTTGGTGCTAATAGCACTTGAGTCCAAGCGCCACCACTCTGCAGTCAACTGGGCCAATTTTGCTGAGTTCATGCTCCAGACCGCCATGCGAACCGGCGAAGTCCGCGCTCTCAAGTGGACCGATCTGGATGGCGACCGCATCTTGGTGCATAGCAACTACACCCTGACTCATGGCTACAAGCCAAGCACAAAAACAAATAAACAGCGCTGGGTGCCGCTTAATGCCAGGGCCAAGGAACTGCTTGAGACACAATCCCGCAACAGCGATTACATCTTCCCGTGGAATCGCTACGCCTTCCAGAGTTTTTTCCGTAACCGGGTAGACGAGCTACATAACGCGGGCTTGGTAAAAGCCAGGTACCGCCCCTACGACCTGCGCCATGTGGCAATCAGCCGCTGGCTAGAAGCTGGTATTCCAGTTGCCCAAGCTGCAAACTGGGCCGGCAACACGAGCGAAGTGATCTGGAAGCACTACGCAAACAACACCCAGGAATACGAAGTGCCGGTGCTGTGAGTCTGCGCACAGTCATGTTGCTGCCGGGTGCTGTGCCAACAGTCCCGGCTTTTTTAACTGCTAAAGTACAAGGGTCTAAGTAGTACACCTGTGTCCGAAGAACAGCAAGCACCAGCGGTTCCCGTGGAACCCGTTGCTCCCCAGCCTGTGGCTGAAAGCTCCGACCTGGCCGCTCAACTGGAAGCCGTCAAGGCTAAAAACGCGGAACTCATCAACGAGCGTCGGAAGGACCGCGAAAACCGCGAAACCCTTCAAAAGCAACTCGACGCTATTAAGCAAGCACAGGAGGAAGCCAAAACCACAAAACTTGCCGAATCCGGCGAGTACAAAACGTTGTGGGAAGAGGCCCAGCAAACCGTTGCCGATTTGAAGCAGCAGCTTTCCGCCAAGGAAAGCGAGGTGGATCAAATCCGGCAAGGTTTTACACAGGAACAGCTGAAGTCTGCCGCCATCGGCCAACTGTCACAGGCGGGTGCATTGGCGCCCGATCAGCTGTATCGTTTACTTCAGGAACACCTTCGCGCTAAAGATGGACAGCCTGTGGCTGTTGTTGGCGGCGTCGAACTTCCGGTTGGTGAGTACATCGCCAACCTGAAAAACCCTGGTAGTGGTTACGAACATCATTTCGCAGCCACTAACAGGTCCGGGATGGGTGTAACGGGTAGTGCCCGCGCCACCGCTCTCCCCGGGCAATCAAACCCCTGGTCTAAGGATGGCTGGAACGTAACCCAGCAAATGATTCTTCTGAACCAGGACCCCGACAAGGCCCGCCTACTCAAAGCAGAAGCCGGCGCCTAGCCCCTGTGGGGCACACCCCCAACCTTGACTCCACTGGAGCTACCCCATGTCTTCCTTTGCAGGTAACTACGGGTCCGGTTCGACTTTCCTGTCGAACCTGGTCACCCGTCCCGAATTCCTTCAGTACACCGCCGAGGGCATCTTCGAGCAATCGAAGTGGATCCAAAGCGGCATTGTGCAGCGCAACGCTGCTCTGGATGCCCGCGCTGGCGGCACCCGGGTGCGCGTGCCTTTCTTCGATCCCATCGCCCCGACTGAGACCCAAATCCTCAGCACCAACACCTGGGGCGGCGGTGGCGGCTATCTCGTTCCCCAGAACGTGACTGCCGACGAGCAAATTATGACCCTGCTGCATCGTGGCTTCGCCTATGCCGCAGACGACCTGAGCCAGCTTGGCTCGGGCGCAGACCCCCTGGCCCACGTCCGCAACCAGCTGACTGCTGCCATCAACAAGCTGAAGACCGCCACCCTGGCTTCTCAACTGCTTGGTCTGTTTGGTGGCATCTCTGGTGCTGGCGTCCTTGGCCCCAACCAAACCAACGCGAGTTTCGCTGGTGTCCCGGGCTCGATGACCGAGGCCAACTTCCTGAACGTTGCCAACGTCATCAAGGCCAAGGCACTGTTGGGTGAGCGCGGCGACGACCTGGATGCAATCGCCATGCACTCCAACGTGGCGTACTACCTGCAGCAAGTCGGGATGCTGACCTTCAGCACCTCGGCCCTGTCCACGGGTGGCGCTGTCATCTGGGGCGGCGGCGGTGTGGGCGTTGCAGCTCCTGAAGTTGCTACGTTCGCTGGCCTGCGCGTGGTGATCGACGACCAACTGGTCGCTCTGACCGGCGGCACCTCCACCCATGCCAAGAAGTACCCTGTGTACCTCTTCAAGAGTGGTGTTGTTTCCGAGGGCATCCAACAGGATCTGCGTCTGGCTGCCGACCGCAACATCCTGTCCATGCAGGACGTTCTGGCCGTGGATTACCACTACGGTTACCACGTGACCGGCACCAAGTGGGCCGTTGCTGGCGACAACCCGACCAACGCTGCCACCACCGGCAACCTGGCCGACACCGCCTCTTGGAGCCTGGTGTTCTCTACCACCAAGCAAGTCCCTGTGGCTCGCGTGCTGGTAAACACCCCGTTCGATACCTCGGCTTACTGATAAGCCACAGCTACAGCAAGGCCCCCAATTACGGGGGCCTTTTTTATTGCTCAGATAAGACCGAGGCGCATCTTCTCTTGCACCTCGAACGTCTCGCCAGTATTCATTGTCATTTTGTACGACTGCAGGAACAGTTGGTTGATGACGTCGAAGCTGACCTGGAGCATCTCGTGAATCTCTTGGGTGGAGAGTCCTTCTTCATCACGCAGGCGCCGAATCTCGACAGCCACCGTTTCCAGGCTTCGTACTTCTTTACCAGGTAGCGCGGAAGGCGGCTTGGCCACTACGCTGGTGTCAGCGTCCACTTGTTTGCGAGCAGGCATGAGCATGGTGCGTCTCTTCGTACTACAGGATAACCGCCGTACGTTCATTGACGTCCCCTATGGCCAACATGTGGAAGTTCAAGCCGACCTTGAAATGGGTGGCGCGGATGTCTACCACGCAGCGCTGTTAAGTGCCCCGCCCAAATCAAGAAACTACCGCACTGGAGCTAGACTGAATCAAAGACTGTATTAGCCGTGCCAGCAGCAATCGACGCGACTCTCGGGGGTACCTCTGCGAACTCGTACGTCACGCTGGCTGCTGCCAACACGTATTTCGAGACGGTGCCCGATTCGAGCACCTGGACCAACAAAACCGACGACCAGAAAAACCGCTCCCTGATTTCCGCCACCCGCTGGATCGACGCGCTGAGTTTCTACGGCGACCGCTGCACAGAAACCCAAGCACTGAAGTGGCCCCGCGACGAGTACACAGTTGACGGCATCGATCTTGTCTGCACGCTGATCCCAGAAGGTATCAAGGTTGCTACCTATGAACTGGCGCGAGCCTTCGCCAACGACACCGACGCCATCACCGGCACCAGTGGCACCACCGGCATCTACGACGAAGTCGAACTTGGCGAACTCCGCGTCAAGTACAACAAAACTTCACAAACCAGCGGCGTCATCAACAATGTCTTCGACGTCTATCCGTGGCTCCAGACCTACCTAGGCCCCTACTGCCTAGGTGGCGCGTCTAACCACGCTGTACGCCTCTACAGGGGCTAGTCATGAGCCAAATCGACGACGTATTCCAAGCCATCCCGGCCCCCCTTCTAAACGACTGGGGCCAAACCATCACGTACCTCAAAACTTCTACACCCCGCATTTACGACCCCACCACGGGCAGCGTGAATGGTGCCGACGTTTCCGTAACAATCAAAGGCATTATTACCCGAGTAACTCCCCGCGAATCCGAGGGTCTGTACCAAACCACCGACCTAAAAGTCATCATCGGCACCGCCGAGCTTGGAACGTA